TCATAGACTCTAGCCCCATGCTGTCCAAGATGAAAGACAAGGATGCTTGGTCTAAAACTTTCTTTGGTTTCACTAACGGTTCTAGAATCAACGCTAAATCGGTGGGTGGTGGTGTACGTGGTGCTCACCCCGACTTAGTTCTGCTTGACGACATATTGTGGGGTACTACAGATACTGAACTTCAAAGAGTAGCCTCTTGGTTCTATGAGGTTCTTTTACCAACTATACACCACACGTCTCAATTGTGCATTGTTGGCACACCTTTCACTCCTACTGATTTGTATACTGAACTAGAAGCGAGAGACGGTTATCTCGTAGAGACGTACCCAGCCATAAAAGAAGACGGTACTCCGCTTTGGCCATGGAGGTGGTCTTTGGAGGCTTTGGACTCTAGGAGACAAGACATGCCTGCAGTCGCGTTTACTCGTGAGTATCTGTGTGAGCCAATGGACGACATGTCCAGCCTTTTCCCGTCAGCCATAGTCAACGCATGCAAAGACCCATATCTACATCTTATGGATAGACGAGACCCTGACGATGACAGTCAGTATTTCATCGGTTGGGACCCAGCAATATCTTCCGACCGCTCAGCAGATTATACTGTCATGATGGTGTTACGTAGACCTCCAGAGGATAGTAATCTGCTTGAAGTAGTGCATGTAGTGAGGCGCAAGGGGATGGATTTCAGAACTCAAATTATAGAGATTCAACGACTAAATAACAAGTTTCGGCCTGAGGTCATAGAGTTAGAGGCTAACCATTTTCAGCGTGTGTTTGCTACAGAATTGAGAGCGGACACAGATTTGCCCATAAAGACCTTCATTAGCACAAAACAAAGGAGAGAGAGTTTGTTGATGGGTTTAGTGTTGCGTTTTGAGAGAGAACAGGTTCGTTTGCCTTGGGCTGATGAGAGGGCACGTGAAGTCATAAGTCAGTTAGAACATGAGTTAATCATGTTCGGTATGAGTAAGACTGGTAAACTAGACAGCATCGCAAGGCATGATGACTTGGCTATCGCTCTTGCTTTAGGCAATTGGGCCACTACTGAGTTCCGTGAGAGAATCATAGACTTAGATGCTTTAATGTCGGGGTTGATAGATTGATTTGGGGAAGTGCTCTTATCGGTGATGATTTCGATGCAGATACAGATGAGCCTGATGCAGACAAGGCTTGGGTCATCAAACAACTCATGCAACACCCTGTGTTGAAGAACAGTGTAGGAGTAGTGGCGTTTGGGAACAACAGCAAATCCCCTACTGGTGGTGGAGGCAAGTTGGGAGAAGGCTCATCTGCCGCTTCGGAAGTAGACACTCCCGAAGAGAAGGAAAAGAAAAAGAAATTGATGGAAGAGATGAGGCAAGAGGGAATGAAACTAGCGTCAGATGCAGGGTGGTTCGAGGACTCTTTTGGTAAATCAGCATCTGCTCTAGTCAAAGACCTAAGACTAAAAAGAAGAGTGCACAAACAATTCAGCCAAGACATAGATGATGCAATCATGGCTATACGCATGGCGAAAAGCAATGAGGTGCAAAGAGGACTAGATAGTATAACATGGGGTGGTGACTATTTAGATGCGATAAAAGGAATGAACCTCAATGACAAAGACTTCAAGGCTTTGATTAAGCATGGTGAGAAGAGACAAGTCTCACTCATCCAAGCGTGCAATCAATGGCAAGACGCTAACAATGTGCTTACCAAATTGTCGCAAATAGATGGGGAGTTTAACGAGGAACAACTATCTCTTTGGTCTGACGCCACTAAAATGAAGAAAGACGCTAGACAGATGTGGAGACATTCTCTGCATCGCTCCTCTAAATTGAACAAAGCAGAGCAGGACTCTCTCTTATCGGCCAGTGACTTGTTGGATTATCACGGGCCGATGGACAGCAGAACAATGCACACCTACATGACAAGCAATGATGGTAGAAGCGCAGGCCTCCCCTCAGTGCAACAACTTGGTGCTTTGTTGAAAACCTACGGTCCGGATTATGACATATTCAAACATGGCACTTTGTGGGAGAGACAGAGTTCACAATCTCCTTTGCTAGTGAAAGACCCTTGGGCTTACGCTGCAGGATTCTTAGATGCTGATGGTTACATCACCATTAGCAAGAAGGGAGAACCACGCGCAGGATTTGTAGCGACAGGGGATAGAGGTAAGGTGCATTGCGAGAATCTCTATGAAATGATAGGGGCTGGTGTTTTGTCTCTTGACCTCAAAGTGCATAAGAGTAGCAAGAGAAGCCAACACAGACTGCAATTCTACAGCAAAGACGACATCAGTAAATTGCTCAAAGGCACTTATCCACATCTCAGACTCAAGAAAAACCAAGCACGTCACGTGATGGAACTCTTGTCTCACCGAGGGAAAGATGGTGATTTGATAAGCAAGAGAAGGGATGAGTTATACAGGCTAGTGAAATGGGAAAACTGGAAAGATGTTAAAGCGGAAGAACTACTCAATGAGTGGAATGTTGATGAACAAGAGGTGCTCTCGTGGGATTCAACGGACCCTGACGCGATAGGGTTTGAGGTGGTTTGATGGCAGAAGATAGTAGCCCAGTAGCCCGATTTATCGAGAGGTTGACTGGTCCCTTCCGCAGGAAAAGTACACCTGAACCAATAATGCCACTTTGGAAGGCTGGCATACAAGAACCAGTTTTAGTGCAAGGAGTTAGCATACCTGCACTATATGCTACAGTACAAGAGAGTATCATACTCCGAACTACTATCAACACTCTAACCCAGGAGATATTCCGAAGAGGGCATTACTGGAAAAAGAAGTTTCATTTCAAGTGCACAAAGTGTGAAGAAGAATATCAGCACGAAGTCAAAGAATGCAAACTGTGCGGTAGTAGTGATTTCAAAACACCGGATGTAGACCAAATACTATACCCTCGTTGGTTCGTCAAACAACGCAATGGTATGGACCAATCCTTCACTGATGTTATGAGAGAGATAGAGTTTGACCTAAACATAGTGGACGACGCTTTCATAGTGTTATTGAAAGAATACTATATCAATCCAGACAATAAGCAAATTGAGTTTTTCAGAGTCAAAGAGATGGTGCGTGGTGACCCTACGTTCATGCGAATAGTCGCTGACAAAAGAGGTGTCAGAGGGGGCAGATATCTAGTATGTCCTGTACACAGAGATAAAACCCACCCGTTTGGTGGAGAAGATAAGAAGTGTGAAATCTGCAAATTAGAATTACAAGACGTTCATTTCATCAACACTGCTGGTTCGGGTAAAACTCAATACTACATTGAGGGAGAAGTAGTTCACGTATCTAAGTTCCAGCCGTCTAAACTCTATGGCAGGAGTCCTGTGGCTACAATGTGGAGACAGGCTATGACCTTGTCTGCTATGGACAATTACATGTATTTGGCGTATCAAAAGAGAAGAATACCGAGAGGTGTTCTCGCAATCACCACGGATAACATTCAATCTACAGCGTCCTTTTGGAAAGGTGCTGAGGAGAAGATGGAGCGTGACCCCAATTACATACCTAAAGTCGGTATAGAGTCAGCCACTGGCAGAGGTAGAGTAGAGTTCGTCAGATTCATGGATTCTCTTGATGAGATGCAGTATGGTGCAGTCCGTGATGAACTGCGTATGCGTATAGCAGCGTTTTACGGAGTCTCTAACATATTCATGATGGATAGTGGTAAAGGAGGTGGTCTCAATAACGAGGGCATGCAAATCCTTGTCACTAACAGGGCTGTTGAGTTTGGGCAGAAACTCTACGGCCGTGACATATTCCCTAGGATGTTCCAAGAGATGGGAGTCACTGATTGGGAGATGACACTATATCCTAATGAAGAAGAAGACGACGTCACTCGTCTACGACGAGATGAGATGGAAGTCAACATCGCTCAACGCATGGCACAACTCGGATTCCAGCCCGAACTTACGGAAGACGCAGGTCGTGACATACGTTTCCACTATAAACAGCCGGAGCCACAGCAACAAATGGGCGCGGCCCCACCTGGCGGTGCTCCTCAACAAGCGCCTCCAGCAGGGGCTGCCCCACCTCCACCACCAATGCCTCCACCAGGAGCCATGCCGCCAGGCGGAGCGCCTATGATGCCACCTCGTAGAGGTATGGCACAAGGGGGTGCACAAGCACCACCGCCCACCCAAGCACCGCCTACACAGGCAATGATACCTGGCGCTGACAGAGCCATGAGGGCTCAGACAGTCGCAGGTCAACCACCAAGAGTTCGCTCTAGAGGCAATGAGATAATGACCATGGAGAAAGCGGCAGGTTTGGGCGAGAGCCAAGGGTTGAGAGATAGAGGGCCAGCACCAGTTAGTTCTGAGACTCAACAGTCAGGTGCACCTAAGAGTAAAAAGAATCAAAGAGGGGCGAAAAAAGGTCCTATGGAACAAGCGCTAGATGCAGTGCGAGACGCACAAGAATCGGCCTCAGACCCCCTCAATAATAAGAAAGACTCAAACTTGCCTGGATGAGAATGTTAAAGTGGAGATAGGGGGTGCCATAGCCAATGTCCGACACGATTGTCAAACTGGACCCCATGGTTAGAAAACTCGAAACTAGCATTTCTGAGTTCAAAAATGCACTAGAAAGTAACGATTTGGTGGCCGCACAGCAGTTTCTTAGGTCTATTGCACAAACCAGTGATTACCTAGCAACTGATGTGACTGCAATATACAAATCAGAAGTAGATGGTAACAGAGCAGTTGGAGTCAATGACATATACGCAGGTGGTGCTCCGGTCATGGAGTTCAAAGACCAAGGCGCTATCATCAAGGGCGACAGACCTCTCGGTTATATCGGACCTGATGGTATTGCCTCTAACTGGAGACCACAACAAGGATTCGGTCAGAGGGTTGATTAATGTCTAACGATGTCACTGATTTAGTCGATGCTCTTATCACAAAGATGGAGCGCATGGATGGTGACATAGGCAATCTCAAATTGCAGAACCAAGAACTGAAAAAAATGGTTTCTAGCCCTGACTATCTTCTACAGAAGTCCGGATTCGTAAAGTTCGGTACCCCTTCTACCGAAGATGTATGGGGAGACCCTCTTAGGGGTGACAGGAACGAAGTAATAGAGAAGGCTGCCATCGCCATAGATGGAGTAATGATTCCCAACATGCCTTCCTCTAACGAAGAATGGCATGAAATGAACTGGGACCAGATTCACGCTATGGCTAATGAGGCGGCCATGACAGAAGGGAGGCCTGTTGACCAATGAAGCCAATGAAAGTAGATGTAGGAGAATACGCTCCTGATGTAGATGAACTAATAGAGAAAGCAAACAACATGGATGAGATGTTAAGCAAGATTGCATCTCTAAGAGATGACTCTCAATTAAGGAACATAACAGGTGTCGAGGAGGCACAGATGACTCATTATTGGACTAACCAATATCAACCCGAGGAAGATATAGAATCTGTCAAAAGGCAAAGCACTGCTGCTGAGACAGTCAATCTCATCAACGCTAACCCTCACCAAACTGGCTCGTCACTTGCCGCTCATGAGAACAACGCAGGTGGTATTAGGAAAGGGGCAAAGCCTGATTTCCTAGACGCTGACGGTGACGGTGATAGAAAAGAACCTATGAAGAACGCTCTCAAAGATAAGAAGGGTAAGAAAATAGGTATCAAGAAGGGCGAAAAGAAATGCCCTTGCGGTAATGGTAAGATGGCATCAGAATGTTGTGGAGGAGATAAAATGAGCAAAGCCCCTCCAATGCCAGGTAAACCACCAATGGGTGGCGGTGGCGGTGACGACGCTGCAATGCTCGCTGCTCTAATGGGTGGCGGTGACTCACCTGACATGGGTGGTGGAATGGGCGGAGAAGTACCTAGTGACCCAGCAGGAATATCTGATATGCTTATGGAGTTAGGAAAGAAAGTCAAGGCTCTAGGTGGCGGTGGTGGAGATATGCCAGCGCCTGATATGCCTATGGGCGGAGACGAAGGCGCAGGAGGACCACCTAACCTCCCAGGAATGTGATGAGGTGGTGGTTGTGTGCGTGAATCTCCTCAAGACTACTTCTTGAACGCAAAGGCTAGATTCCAACTATCCTTAGATGAAGACGATGCAGCAGAACTGTATTTTGCTTGTCATAATTTAGTCAATCACGATTTAGATTTCGATTGGGACGACACCTTGTCTAAGATGGAAGAGGTCCTCAAAGAGCAGAAGGTAGTTGTAGAACCAAAGGTCAAGTTTGGCCCTCCTAAGATACAACAGATTCCACACATGGCGACTGATTCATTGAAAGAACCGGAAGAGCCTACAGGGCCTCCCAGCAACATAGACCCTTTCAATCGTCGTAGTGGCTTACCCACTAGCACTTTCAGACATAGGAGCAGAATACCTGACAATACACCTAGTGGTAAGTTTGGTGCACAGCAAGCGTGCATCGGTAATGGGCCGAACTCCCCATACAACAAGATGCTCAGAACCTACGCAGATGACTTGCTCGCAGGTCGTTACCCTTTAGCGTGTGAGAAGAACACAGCCGCCGTCCGTGAACTATTGGCTGATAGAGCGAAAGGTAGTGACGACCCCACTCTACCTGACGAGTTCTCGTTACTCAATATGTTCATAGAGAACTCAAGAGCACCACTATTGTATCAACATCTCAAAGATTACTATTCGCCCGAATCTGAGTTCTTTGTAAGAGAGGGTGACAAGTATTTCGATGACCACGCAGAGGATGTTTTGAGAATACCCGAAGAGGTGCGTGGTAAAGGTGCTGTACAAGCCAGGTTTGACCATCCGTACAAAATAGAAGCCTACAAAGACTCAATTGGTCATCTCAACCCCGACTTAGTTGGGCAATTGCCTAAAGAAATGAGGTATAGGTTATATGAACGTAGATACCAAAAGTGGTTACGGGAGTATGAGCAGCGTTTCCCCAACTCTGATTACGATGAACGACAAAAGAGAAGGTTGTTCATTGACCACTGGGCGTTAGAATTAGACGGTATGAAGAACTCAAATGTGTGGGACAATCTCTATGACACAACAGGGAAAATGAATATTGGCGGATATCTCTCGATTGCAACACGTGAAGATTACGATGAACTGAGGGATGTCAATCGACAACATGGCAATCTCGCAATTGAGATGGGCTTGGAGGCATTACCATTTGATGATGCTGTCAGTGCAGCACAAGCGTACTACCAACATTGTGCTGAGTATCACTTGAGAGATTTTGATTACCCCCCTGAGTCAGACGGTGAGAGAGGCACGAGATATCTGAGAAAGTTAGCGCCGGAACATGAGAAGGGTTACGATTACGAAAGTAAGTTGTATGTCGATGATGACAATAGAAATGAAGACGGAGTCCCTCAAACCCCATTTATACACTTTGCTGATGATGATATATTCTCGAACGGGGTGAAAGGGCAAGGATTCTCCGGTATGGAGATAGGTCGTTTCATTAAACAAATGCGAATGGTCAATAAAGAATCAGCAGCGAACTTCTTTACTGGCCCTGTAGATGTATCCCATAACCACGTACAACCAGTAGTTCGTCATGCAGATACTGAGATTTACAAGATGCTCTTCCATCGTTTATTGAAGGATGCACATAGATTTCGTCTACACAGTACGGAGGAAATCTCCGCTGGAAAGAGTGGGCTTTACAGGCGTTTCAAACAAGCATATCCTGATGAGTGGAATGATGATTTTGACATACCGGACTGGCCTATGGACTCTATCGCTGATGTACAAAGAGCGCTTGATAAAGCACTTAAGGCTGGAGTGATAACAGGCTCTGAATGGAGAAAGGCGGAACATTACGCTGATTTGGATTATGGTGGGCACAGTGCTGAGCCGTTTGCCTATGTGAGAAGGAGAGATTTGAACCACAAAGTCTTGAGTCCTTGGATAGACCCTTACGAAAGCATCGCTCTAGATGAGGTGGATTCTAGTGATGGTGAGAAATCGTTGATGAGACGTATTAACGCAGGCCTCAAGAAAATGCCAATGTACCCTCATCATACTAGACACACTAGAAAGGGTGGTTTGGGCAAGGAGTCCCAAGACACTATAGCAATAAATGCTCAACGATACCCACACGAGTTTAGGGCCTTGGAGCCTGAGAACTTCATAATATCAGACAGGCGTGAGATGAAAAAGCCAGGAGATAAGGGCTACAAGGAGTTCATATTAGGGCTAGGAGAACTAGGTAACGAGTATGACATAGTGATGAAACGTGGTTTGGGAGTCGGTCAAATCAGAGGTAACTCTGAATTACCAATACTTTCAGAGATGTTAAACGCAGATTTCCCCGAAGAAGAGTTCAGCGAGGCTCAACTCCAAAGTAGTGACGAGGCTAGAATAGACCCCAACGCAAGGCAGCAAGATAGAGAGGACACGTTGGAAGTAGAAGACCTTCTGAGAAACGCTCTAATTAGGCATACCGGTAACCTTCTAGATGAGGGAGAGATGCCACCTAGTGAACACGCTACAGACTTGCGTGGCTCGTTAAAAGCACTAAGGCGTGTCAACTTAGGCGAAGAAGAAGCCAAAGGCTCTCTTGGTTACATACCTGCAGATAAGGGAGTATTTGCTGAGAACTCTTTGATGACTCCTGATGAGTCAGCCGTGAGAATGCTAACTATTAGGGACACAATGCCAATTTCTAGAATGTTGGAGGCTTTCGAGGACACTGGGGAAGATACCAAGGAGGAGAATAAAGACCGACTTAAACAGATGAGAAACTTCAAAGAATGGAGAGCGAAGGCTTTGAAAAAATTAGAAGGTAAGATGCCCAAAACCAAAGAGGACGCTCAACAATTAGTTAGGTACGGCCAATCAAAGAAGGGGCACGGTCTGCAAGCGTGGCTTATCAGCATGAGTAAGATGTTCTACTCAGGTAAGAGACCCTCCCGTAATACACACACTCATCACCCAGCACTGACATCGAATATGCGACTCAACAATATGAGAAATAACGGAGTTGAACAATTGGAAGATGGTTGTGGCATGGCTTCCTCTCAGAGTTCTAAGATAACTGGCTCTTATGCACATAACATGATTGGTAAGAGGGGTGCCGAGCAAGATAGAACATTAGAGCGTACATTCATGTTAAAATTGAGAGCCAGTCTTTGGGGTCTCGGAGGGACATTGCCGCTACACACTGATGGTGTGACAGTGCTTGAGGACCCCGAGCCGTTCTATGAAATACTACAGAAAGCCCTCAAAAACAAGACAGTGCCCGAAGAATTGCTTAGACACCCATCAAAGTTCTTTGAGGAGGGAGTGTTACACAACATATTCGCTTCCATGACCTCTACTAGAGGCAGGCGCCGACCACGTGGTTCTGACACTTTAGGTTATGAAGAGCCTCAGAAGACGAGGGTGTTGCCCCATTGGAGAGAAGCGATACAATCTAGACTGAGCAATGTCTCTCGAAATCACTTCTACCCATTAGTAGAAGTCAATGGCAAGCACTATCTCGAACTTGAGCCTCACGGTCCTGACACAGGAGACAGGGATATATTCACCCCT